TCCGTCCAACCATAATATGCTTACTGGTAAAGGCTCCGAGGCTTGGATGAAGAAAAGCTACGAAGAAAAGCGAAGGAAAGCATTAAAGGATAGAAGAAAATTTGATGAAGAAGAGCTTGAATACCTTGAGGTATCTTTCCCCAAAGGCGGTGGACGAACGAAGCCGAGCACATACAAAATAAAACAATTCCCGTTTCCGACATCTGGCAGGCGAAAAGTTATAGACATTAGGACATTACCTTGGATAGGTGATTGATATGGTTGACTACACCCCTAAATTTGTTAGCGAAGCAGATGTTCGTACTTTCTTCACACCGCCAATACCTTATGATAAAGTATCAAAAGCTGAAATACTCCTAAAAATCCAAGCCGTTGAGGAGTTTGTGATTAATGCATATTTCGGCGGCAAGACGCCGCCAGCAGATAAAGTTAAGGTTCCAATTCTCCTCTTAGTAGCGTCCAAACTTATCTATTCTCCTGCACTCGCCAAAGATTATCTCACTATTGATTCTGAAAAACTTGGTGACTACTCTTACAAAATTGCTGCTTCCTCTCCTAGAAGCAGAACCAAAGTTTCTCCGTATGAGATTGCAAAAACGTGGGAGCAAATCGCTCTCGACATATTGAATTCAATATCTCCTGTTTGGAAGATTAGGCTCTCAAATGAGTCTTAATGTTTCACTTCTCACCATTTCTCTATGACGTTCAAATCCTTATTGAACACGACTGTAACAATTCTTTCAAGAACACCGACAATTAATGAGCTTGGCGAACGTATATACTCATGGAGTTCTGGAAGCAGCATAGAAGCTAGAATTGTACCAATAACCATTGAAGAGCGTCTCACGTTATCCGGCGAATATGAGCATGCCAGATATAAGGGCTTTCTTCCATCATCTGCGTCCATTACTGAGAAAGATAGATTAATTTGGGGAAATAAGACTCTTGAAGTTCTTGCTGTATATTCAGATTCATCTCATCATCATAAAACGGTGATATTACGTGAGATTGAGGGTTGAATTTAAGGGATTTGATACAATCTACAACAAATCTCGCAAATTTCTTAATATCTTAAAGACTCAGTCAATTTATGCTGCAATTGACGGTGCAGAAAAGACGGCTGACATTGCTCTTCAAAATCTTCGAGAGAAAGCGAGAACATATGGACAGTCAACAGACCCAATAGAAGAATCAAAGAGAATTGTTGCCACTCCTAAAGCGACAAGAGCTGTAGCAGAGCTTAAGTTTACATCCAAACATGCAGCAATTGTTGAATTCGGTAAACCAGGATGGGCCATTATTTCTACACGTCCAATAAAAATTTCTCTGGGAACTGGTGCTGCAGAGCCTAGACGTGGTGGAATATATCGTGGATGGCCAATAGGCAAAGAGCAGGGAGCTATAGTTGCGTTCAGAGCCATGGTACGTTTGCAGAGTGGATATCATTATCTCACAAATGCCATAAGCGGAAGGAGGAATCGTAAGCAAATTAGAGATGTAATTGCATCGTCTTTGCGACGTATAATATATTCTATGCTTTGAAGATGTCGCTGGCAGCAGACGTTGAGTTAAGGAATTTGCTGATATCTGATGCAGAGCTTACTCAAATGGTAAATCCAGAAAACATAATAGTTGGATGGACAAAAGCTCCAACATCATATCCCTGCATAGTTATTGTCCAAGTTGGAGGTGAAGACTCAGCTTCTCTAGGATATGCGACGGCACCTAGCGGTCAGAGATTATGGGAAGAAAGAATAAGTTGGCAAATAAACATATTCTCCGATGAATCTCGAAAGCAAACTCTTCAGATAGCAGATAGAATTCGCGAGATTCTCTTCAATGCGGATGGTATATATTATAAGACTGCTGATGTTGACACCTATGAAGACAGCATTAACGCATATAGAAAGATTGTTACATGGACCAGAGTCAAATTTAATGAAGATTGAATGTATGTCAATGTTGATGGAGTAGGTGAATAATATGGCAGGAATAGTTAGCGGAAAGGACGCAAAAATCTACATCGCTGCATCTGCCGGCGATTTGCCAAATAAAGGACACCAACTCTGGGGAATATCTGATTTCTCCTTAACATTTTCGAGAGATACAGTTGAACAGGAGCTCGTTGGAATGCCTGGTAACTACTTCAAAATAGGCGGTCTTTCCGTTGAAGGTTCTTTCACGAATTGTAAGTTTGCTGCCTCCGGTGCTGCAGACTCTCTCAAGAGTATCGTAGAATCAGAATACGTCCAAATATCTGGTTGCGTGTCTGACGGCTCTCTCCGCTGGTACTTCGTCTCATGCCAGATTACTGGTTATGACATATCAATAGGCGATGCAGATACGATATCAGAGGCGTCTATCGACTTTACAGTGATGGACCCATATAATGTGACCTACTCCAATGGATATATAACAGACGCGTCGTAATATGGCGACTGAAACCTATACCGGAGAAAATGCGAGCATAACAATCAAAGGACTGTCTCATGCTGCATTAGGTATTTCAGACTTCTCATTGACTCTTTCAAGAGATACCATTGAAGAGCCATTGGTCGGTGAGAAAGGAAACTTCTATATGCAGGGTCCAATCAGCGTTGAGGGCTCTTTAACAGCTGCAAAGTTATCTCATTCAGCTGCTGGAGCTTTATTGGAGGCTCTTATAAATGGTAATACAGTTGAAATATCTGGATGCGTTGGCGACAAATCTCTGCACTTCTACTTCAAATCTGCTCAGATAACAGGATTTGATATATCCATTGGAGATGCGTCCACAATTACTGAAGGGTCCATAGACTTTTCATTGCTGATGCCATACAAAGTATCTTCAGTGACATATCTGCCTGGCGGTGGAACATACATCAAAGACTTCTGAAGTTACATTTGAGCCTATATGTTTAATGTCCAGAGCTCATAGTTAGGAGGTTCTGTTGATGGCTGAAAAGCAGACGTCCCAAACAAGACCAAACGTTAGTGAAGAGGAAAAGAAGGAGTTCCTCGAAAAATTGAAGAAGACTGAAGAAAAGAAGAAAATTGAACTTCTTAGGCAGCTCGCAACAAGAGAAAAACTTGAAAGAGATTATGAGGAAGATACAATCTTTGTGACATTCTATACATCGCCTGAAACGAAGCGAACAATAAAGGCAAAGAAGCCAAGTCCACAAGAAATGATAGATATATTGATGCTTTCTGCCGAAGCTGCGAAATACGAAGGACGTGCTGACCCTGACTCTTTAGCTAAGATGGCCGAGATATATCAGAAATTGCCCAAGCTTGCTGCTAGGCTTTCCGTTGATGAAAAACTAGACGAAGAATTCTGGTCAAAACATGTCTCCTTTACGACTCTCCAAAATTTCATATTTGAACTCATAGCGGCTACTCAACGCTCCACATTAATCAGCGAGGAAGAACTCGAATCCTTTCGTAAAGAGTGATTTAGGTCTTCTCGAAGGAAAGCTTTGTGAATTCTTCCGAGTAACACCGAAACAACTCGGACGATTAAGACGCGAAGACCCCATTGGCATGATGTTTATAGAAAGATATTTACTGTATCTTGCTGAGCTCAGAGAACAGCAATATAAGAAGATGCTGCAAGAACAGAAGAAGCGGAGGTTCAGACGTAAGTGAGCTCTGGATGTATATTTCATGTTTCTCTTCATGTTTAAATAGAGTATAGATGGAATATGCCTGCAACGGTATATATTAAGGAAGTTACAGGTTCTGAAGCATCTCCCACACTCACACTGAAGGATACATCCAATCCATCGAGATACTACACTGCAGACAGACCAGAATCCAATCTAACTGACTATCCAATCCCGATTCCAGATAGTGGGACTAATCGTTCCTATTGGAAGAGCCACTGTTTAGACGTTACGAGTCCGCCATCTACACACATCAAAGATATCAGATACTATCAGACTTGGGATAGCTCTCCACATGATGACTGGGAGTTAGGAACTGGCGGTGATTTAATAGTCGGTGTCTCTTCAAGCTCAGAGAGTGATTGGAGGACGAAAACACAAGGATGTCCATTTAGCGAGTACGACCAGGCAACTGGTACGGAAGGTGAGACTGGAGACCCCCTCGAGACGACACACTCATACTATTCATCTACGCCTGGAAAGTATACGAGCATAACACACTTCTCCTCGCAGTCCAGCGCGCTTATGGTACAAGCTGGAGTTGCATTCACATCTTCTCAGACAGGACAGTCACATCTGGTAGTTACACAGCTCATTGTCGGTCCAGGAGCTACACCGGGGCTGAAGGATTTGAAGACTGCAACGTTCGTGTATGATGAGGCGTAATGTTTAAATGTTTATTGGAGATTACAAGCCATACAAGGCGGTGGAAATGGCATCCCAGCCTCGCCCTCTCGTATATTTTTGGATAGCACATTATAATGATGGAACCTATGCAAGTCAGTTCGATTTGAATACATTTAAAGAGAACTCTATTAAGATTATTGACAACTCTAAGTTGGTTAAGATTGGTTGGTATCCCATTCCATATGATTTAGCTGTTGAATTGAATAAGCGTGGGATACCTGCAATTTCCAATCCTCTTCTTCCGAAAATTGAAGTTGAGATTAATAAGAATAAACGTTTTATCCTCTTTATGAGGAATTTTATCTCAATTGAAGAGTTTAGAATTTGTGAGAATTGTGGTAAAGAATTTCAGGCTACTGGAAGCGTCAAATTCTTTGGAGATTCCTATTGGCGTTCTCCAATCTGTCCGCATTGTGGAAAACACGACTATTGGCAATGCAAGCAATGTGGAGAGAAATACGATTTATTCAGCGCTACTGAATCCACTCCACCTGAGAAGGGTGGACATGGTCATTGTCCAAAATGCGGTGGCTATCTTGAGCTAATAAGAGTGACAAGCAAGCAATATACTCGTGAACGAAGATGGCGGTTATATGTCGTCGGCTTTCAGGAAACCATTGCTGGTAGAAATTATAAAGTTATGCTGTATGCTGATGAGAATGGTAATGTCGAAATGAAATATGAATAAATATGGCATTTAACGATACAAAATCTCCAGGCGATATAATACTTGCTGAAGACTGGAATGATTTTGTGGATTACACAGAAGGAATATCAGGTCAGTTAGCATTGCATACTTCCAATAATAATATTCATCTCACACCAGAACAGAAATCACAACTCACTGGTGGTGGTGACACATCATTACACTATCATTCAGCCGATAGAGACTTATCAAATGCAACCGGCGTGTTGGACATTTCTCATGGAGGCACAAACAATACGAGCTTCTCAGATGGTTATTTCATTGCATATGACGGAACGAAACTTGCATCTACAAGCTATAATTCTTCATCTTTTGCTCCTGCTTCACATACGCATGATGCTAGCGATATTACATCTGGAACGCTCTCCACAGCTAGGTTTTCTGCTTATGATGATTTAGTTGATGAAAACAAAATAGGTAGCGGCAGCGACCAAGTTGCTTCCGGCTCTCACTTACACGATGATAGATACTATACAAAGAGTCAGTGTGATGAAAACTATTTTCCCTCCTCTACGGGTCATGACCATATTACAAATACATCCAATCCGCACAACGTAACCTATTCTCAAGTTGGTGCAATTCAAGACGCCAATGATACAGTAAAGAGCAGCCACATAGATTGGGGAACTGGTACAAACCAAGTTTCTCTTGATGATGTTCCTGATGGTACGACTTATGGAAAGCTCACAATAACTCAAAGAGACGATTTGACAGACGGCGGTGATAGCTCACTTCACTATCATTCAAGTGATAGGGATTTATCAAATGCGACGGGTATATTATCCATTGACCATGGTGGAACAAATAATTCTTCATTCACCACTGGAAAGTTCATTGCGTATGACGGTAGTAAGCTGGCATCAACATCGTATGATGAAGATTCCTTTGCTCCAGCTGCTCACACTCATGATGCTTCTGATATAAACTCTGGAACTTTGGCATATGAGCGTGGAGGTCTCAACGCTGATGTCTCGTCTTTTGATGGTTTAGTTAAAATCGCTGGTGGCTCCACTTCTTATGTAACAGACAACTCTGCCAATTGGAATACTGCTTATGACCACTCTCAGGACTCTTCTATCCACCTAACTGCCACTCAGAAAGATGCATTAACTGGTGGCGGAGATACAGACCTACATTACCACTCTTCTGACAGAGATTTATCTAATGCTACTGGCATTCTTGCTGTTAGCAATGGTGGAACAAACAATTCATCATTCACAGCAGGCAAGTTCCTTGTTTATGATTCTGGTGAAGATAAAATAAAATCTTCTTCTTATGATGCATCATCCTTCGCCTCTGCAACACACACTCATGCACTTTCTGATTTATCCGATACTTCAATCGACTCTGAGGCAGATGGACATACACTCACTTATTTGGATGGCTCTTGGCAAAATACACTTCCTCCCCTGACGTTTGCTTCTCCAGCAGTTGGTCTCAAAGGAAATCGTTATATTAGACTTGCACGATTCAAATTACCAAGCAATAAATCCTTCTATCTCTGGCAGGCTTGCATATCAGATGTTGATGGTAATTCTGTGGCTGATTTAAGGATAGAGCTCCTTAGCGGAAGCACCGTAATTTATTCAACATCGAGTAATGTTGTGAAAATTGGCAATCCGCTTGCGAGTGTCGATGCAGGCTCCAATGTCACCATACGAATAATTTATTCAGGAGCCTCTGTAAGCGACGATGATGATGTCAAATGTCTAGGCTTTATGGCTGGTAGCATAATATGAAAAAGCTAGATTTGGTAATTCTTATAGCGGTATTCAGTCTCCTAACCTGCGGATTATTGGGAATTTTTGGTCTAGCAGGTCTGCACATATCTCCTCTTCTCGGGTTTATAGTCGCAGCATTCACTTCAGGTCTTATAGTGATATTTTCAAAGGATATCATATTGCGTAGATGGAAAGAGTTCTTGATAGCGAGCACATTACTTGCATCATCAATCCTAATTCCAACAGCCGGCACTTTGGACTCTCAGGGACCTAATAGTCCTGATAGCGTAGTTAATGCTTCTGGAAGTGGCGGAAGTGTAGAATGGAAGGACCCTTCCTATGCAAAATCATCCGATGACAAGCATGCGAAAGCGACTGCGTCTCCCACCGGGGGATATACTGTTTATCTCAAAGCCACAGATTTTGGCTTTTCCATTCCATCCGGTGCAACAATTAATGGCATAAAAGTTGAGATAGAAAGGCATGCAAATTATAACACCGATAAGATTTGGGTCAAGGATTGGAAGGTATATCTATTGAAGAACGGAAACACAGTTGGCGATAACAAAGCAGATACGGCAACTAAATGGCCAACATCTGATGCATATAAAACTTATGGTGGCAGTAGCGACTTATGGGGCACGAGTTGGTCTCCAAGTGATATTAACAACGCAAACTTTGGGGTCGTACTTGCTGTTCAAATGAGTACTGGTACAGTCCCACCTTCGGAAGCCTACGTTGACCATATTCGAATAACCGTCTATTACACAACGGGAGGAGATACAACTCCACCTTCCATAACAATTAATTATGCTGGAAATCTCGGCGATAGCGGTGGTCCGCTTTACATTCCACCAAATGAGGATGGGACAGAGGCCTCTGATGGATATTATACTAATGATAGTTATCAGAGTGAGACATTTATTTATATCAACTGCACTGTCACTGACGATACCGAAGTCTCTTCTGTGTATCTTCACCTTTACGATGTTAACACAAGTACATGGGATAACTCATCCAGTCTTACAAATTCCGGTGGAAACTATTGGGAAATAAATAAGACGGGCTTGACGTCAGGACATAAATACACATTCGATATTTATGCGGAGGATAGTTCGGGGAATAGCAAGCTTGTATATTGGAATAAGACTGGAATAGGCGGCGACACAGTACGGCGGTATGTTTCACTCGGATGTTCAGAATATAATCTCTCTTATAAGCCGCTTTATTTCTATAATGCGAGCTACACATCGGATGATACAGATAAGCCGGACAGATTACACCACGACCAAGGGCCTAATGGCTCCGTACAAGACACCGGCTATTTGCTTCTCGATGTTCCCACAGATGAAGTCTCTGAAAGAGTCTGTAGTGCCTTTGTTGGCTATTTCTTTGATGATAATATATGTGTACAACCAATGACACTCTCGAATATTTACTATCACTTCTGGTGGAATTGCAATACAGACCAACTTGGAGACATAGGATTCAAAAAGACACGTGGATGTCTCACCAACCAGAATCTGGATGAAAGTACTTCTTCTTCAGGAGTGAAACGGTCTAATATAACTTGGAACGGAAAAGTGTATTCGCTTGAAACAAAATTATTAGAATTTGATAACTCATATGATTTTACGGATAATGACATTTACGAATTATCAATAGTCATAAATTCTGCTGGTGGGGCAGTACTATATTTCGGTATAATAAGCAACCGCTCTTTTACTTCCTTCATACTCCTTAACGTGCCTGATAATGATACTCTTGATGATTTAGATAGCGACGACGATGGTCTCAATGATTACCAAGAATTATACGTAACATTTACAAACCCATTCCTAATAGACACGGACGGTGATGGATACAGCGACTATTCAGAATATACTCACAATAGCGACCCGAATAATTATACAGACACTCCTCCACCATCACCTCCAACTATAACACTAAATTTCGCCGGTAATTTGAGCGACCTTGGAGGACCATATTATAGGCCGCCTACCGAGACTGATGTGCTAGATGAACCAGCGGAAGGGGAATGGAGGGATGGCTATTATACCGCTAATAGCAGGCAGAAAGAGGATTGGATTTATATAAATTGTACCATTGAGAGCACTTCCTCAATAACACACGTTTGGCTCAATTGGCTTAACGAGACTACTTGGACAAACTGGACATATGAACTTACGCATACGGCTGGCTCGTATTGGGAGATTAACACTAGTGGAATAATTGATGTCGCTCCAGGATATGATTACAGCTTTGATATCGTTGCTAATAATTCAGCCGGTTATTCCACGACATTCAAATGGAGGAGAGTTGTCTTGGGTGGCGGATATGAAAGGAGATATGTACAACTTGGGTGTCAACCGACTGATTTAAACTATACAATCTATTATCTATATCGACCATTCACTTACTCTTCTTCCGACTATTGGAAATATGATAGACTACATCATGACCAAGGAACCGATGGAGGTGGGAAGGACACCGGATATTTAAAAAACACAGTGCCTAGCGATGCGATAGAAGATATAACCTGCGCTGCATTTGCAGGCGCATTCATCGATGCGGATTTGACAATTAATAAGACGCGACTTGATAATGTTTATCAGCATGTATGGTGGAAAGACGATGATTATTCTGCATCTATACAGTGGGGTAAGAGTAGGACAAAGGTGAGTGGGGGTTTAGGAAATAAAGTGGTTGACGCTTCCAATGCGAAATCTAGTATAGTAGTGGACGGAGCAGAGTATAAGCTATGGGCCGGATTGAATCCGAGAGTAGGCCGAGAAGTTAATGTTTCTGATAATTCAATTTACGAACTAGTTGGAATTTTCATTAGTGGTGATAATCCAAAAATCATAAGTAATCGGTCCTTCACAAGCTTTGTAATTATTAATGTACCAGATAATACTACTCTACAAAATATGGATTCTGATAATGACGGCTTGAATGACTATCAAGAACTCTATGTAACCTTTACAAATCCATTCTTATCGGACACGGACAATGATGGTTTTGATGACTATTTTGAGTATCAGCATCAAAGCGACCCGAATAATTATACAGATTGGACAACTAATAGCCCTCCTGAATTAACAAACCCATCTGCATCACCCTCTTCTGGTATAACTGACTACACCACCTTCTACTTCAACATCACCTATTCCGATTCTGACGGCGACCCACCAGTCGAAATAAAAGTTAATATCACTAAACCTGGCTGGTATCTAAATGCGAGTATGAACTATGTCTCGGGCGATAATACAACCGGAGCCTTATATTCCTATTCTACTATGCTGAAAGCTGGCATTTACGATATATTGTTTTATGCCTGCGATGGAGAGGGTAAAGCAGTAAATGACCCAGATATTCACGTCAAGTCCACATTCCGTATGGTAGTTCGTGCGGATGGAGAAGACTACTTCATATGGGTTGGGAAGAATTGCACAGCGTCTGAAGCTGTTGAAGACATTCCGGGATTCGATGAGGCATCCGAATATATTGCAATCTGGAATGGGACAACTTGGGATTCTGAGAATGGTCTTTGGATATTCTATTATGGTGACGGCACTGGCGAAGACTTCTATATCCATACCTATGACGTCATTAGGATTTATCTTACTGACACCGGAACAGTTGACATATATGCAACTCCCAATAACTACATTAACTACAGTGCTACAAGAACAGTCCTTCTAATAAATTCAACAAATAAAGGAGCTAACTATACTGGTTATACCGGCTCAACCACAACACTATCAGACATTGTTGACGACGCAGGCTTAGAAGACGGTGAAGTTATAGGCTATTGGGATAATAGCACTTACGAATGGGAAATATATGTTGTTGGCTTCTCTGATTTGAATGTAGAGATTGATAAGTTCACTGTAGTATATACCAAAGTTGGTGACACCAGAACGTGGAATATACCCGGACCTGAAGCATGACATTACCAATTCCATTTCCGATATATGGACAAACTAAAGACTCCAATGAGGACATTCTACCGAATCTTCCAGTGAAGATTTCAGGAACATCCGAAGTGACAGTTACTTCTGACAGCAACGGCAAATATCTTCATAACATTCAGAATATCGCTACAGAAGGTCAGGATTTACATG